CAGTTGCGTTTTTTTCCGCTTTATTTGGACCCTTTTGGGGGCGTTCACTTGCCACGTCCACCACGTTAAAAGCATAAAAGTTTTCCAACGAAATTGTAAAGCAATAACACTAAGTAATAGTATGAATAGAACAAAAGCAAGAGACTTAACAACAGCGCATTGGGAAAGCTAGATATATCAAAGGATGGGATGAATATGATGAACATTAAAGACCCATACATGGTAAGACTTGACGCTACCTCTGGTGCGAAAGTTTGGCTTGATAGTTTTTACGAAGTTTATAAAGTAGAACCTTGGGGTGATCCGAACCCCGCCGCATTAGAGAAAAAAATTGAGGCAATGATCCATAATCTCAAAATAAACTTTCCGTTAGATCCGTTAGATCCCGAAGATCCCGAAGATGAAAAACCTGAACCACTTTCAATAGAAGAATTACACCATGGTGTAAAAGAGGCTTACGATTATTGGATGGGCAAAAGTTATACACAACGCCGAGCCCTGGATTTAGCGCTGGTGTGTTTCCAGTTAGGCGGGGATTATTATGCGGTGGATAAGGTTTTCCAAACTTATTATGTGGGATTATTGAAATTAAATTGGGCGGATAATTTAGCGGCACGAATTGCAATTAAAATGCTGAATTGGGAGGCGGAGTAATGGGACGACCAAAAACACCAGCAGCATTAAAATTACTTAGGGGCAACCCTGGCAAGAAAACCTTAACTGCCGATGTAAACCCACCAGCAGTAAAAGAACCCTATCAGGTTCCAGCGTGGCTTTCTAAAGACGCCCGAGTGGTCTGGATCAAAGTAGCTCCAGAGCTAGCCAAATTAAACTTGTTGACGATAGTTGATTTAGAGCCACTTGCGATTTACTGCCAAGCGGTCTCCGATGTAATAACCATAACCAAAATCTTGAATAAAGATGGACCGATTAAAGGGTCAAGAAAACACCCTGCATGGAATGCACGCAATGAAGCTATCGCAACCGTCCACCGATATGCTCAGGAATTCGGATTTACACCAGGAGCACGAACGAAAGTAACAGGCACCCCACAAGGAGCTACCGATTTGCTTGATGCTTATCTAAATAAGAAAAAGGAAAAACTTGAACCTAAGACAAGCCCGAAAAAAAGCTAAACAGGAAGGATGGCTTGAATGGGTAAAAACACCACTTGACAAAAAGGCGATTACGCAAGGCTATTATTTTGATATAAAAGCAGCCGAACATGTTAAGGAATTTTTCGAGAAGTTCTTAGTTTTCACGACTGGAAAACGCTGGGCTGGTAAACCTTTTATTTTACCCGATTGGCAATGGCGAAAAATCATAGCTCCATTATATGGATGGAAAAGACCTAACGGGACTAGAAGATTTAGGCGGGGCTATCTCAGCACACCTAAAAAAAATGGCAAGACCACGCTATGTAGTGCATTGCTACTATACCATTTATTAGCTGATGGTGAGCCCGACGCCCATGTTTATTCGGCGGCTACCTCTAGAGATCAAGCCGCTCATATTTACAAGGCCGCCAGCAGTATGGTCAAGGCTTCTCCCATGCTTCTTAAATACATTGAATGTATTGACAATGCAAAGACACTAAGAGTAATCGGCACCACTAGTTTCTATCAAGCACTTTCTAAAGACGCCAATTCTTGCGAGGGTATAAACGCCAGCTACTTGGTTTACGATGAATTAGCTTTTGCAAAAAGCAGAGACCTATATGAAGCCTTGGAATATAGTGGAGCGGGTCGAGATGAACCGCTGAGCTTAGTAATTACAACAGCAGGTGAAAACACCAACTCCGTTTGTTATGAGCTTTATGATTTTGGAAAAACTAACAATGAAGACCTGAGCTTTTTTTCAGCAATTTGGGAAGCGGAAAAAGATGCTGATTGGAGCAAGCTAAAAGTTTGGCAGCTTGCTAATCCCATGCTAGGGACAATTTTAGACTTAGAAGATTTTCGCTCTGACTGGATGGCAGCTAAGCGAACGCCTACGAAGGAATACGCTTGGCGAAAATACAGATTAAATCAATGGGTTACAGACTCCGCAAACGCTTTTGTATTATCAACAGATTGGGATGCCTGTATAAACCCCAGAGCTAACAAAAGTGATTTAGAGGATCAAGAGTGTTATGCTGGCGTTGACCTTTCAAGCCGAACAGACATAACCGCCCTAGTGTTAATTTTTCCAAAAAAAGAGGAAGGGGTGATTACCTCATACGATATTTTACCGCATTTTTTCATTCCAGCAGAGCAAGCAAAAAAGCGAGAAATAAAAGACAAAGTTCCTTATAGGACATGGGCACAACAAGGCGTTATTACTATGACCCCTGGCAACTATGTGGATCAACGTATAGTGCGAAAATACATAAACGAATTAGCGGAAACATATCGGATAGTGCGAATAGGTATAGACGATTGGAACGCCGCCAAGCTGATTGTGGAACTAACAGATGAGGATGGTTTTGATGTGGTGTCTTTCCGCCAAGGGCATAAAAGTTACAATGAACCGATGAAACATTTAGAGGGGCTGATATTAGATCACCAGCTAAACCACTATGGTAATCCAATTCTCCGAGACCACGTCTTAAATACCAGAGTTGATTTAGATGCCAACAATAACTACCGACCCAAAAAGGAAAAACCAGGAAGCGCTAAAAGGATTGATGGTGCGGCTGCACTTATCATGGCATTGGGCATGGCGGACTTAGAACCAGAGGATAGCGGTGTGGGCTTTGATTTTATTGAGTGGGCAAGCTAAATAGTTTTATGATAAGCTGGTTAAAAAAAATCATTACCCGTTCCGCTACTTCCCAGAGCATTAGCTATCAGGATTTAGTTACACTTGGCAGCACAAACGCCGATGCAGGGATAACTCTAGACGCAGACAAGGCTATGAAGTGCGGAGCATTTAACGACACAGTTGACAAGATCGCAGGCGACATAGGGCTTTTACCTTTTGAGACTTTGCAACGGATCTCAGAGGGTAGACGGAAAGCCACTGAACATAGAAATAGTTTGCTTCTAAAAGATCGGGTCAACCCCGATCTAACTTCGCAAGATTGGCGAGAAGTAGTGCTTTACCACTTGCTGGTCTTTGGCAAACACTTTTCATATCTAGAAAGGAAAGCGGCAAAAGTCGTCGGCATTTATCCACTTGATCCATCCAGCACTTGGACGGAGCGAAAAAATGGGCAAGTAGCTTTTCACACCAGAATGTTCAGTGGCTCAGAAATTACATTAAACCAGAGCCAGGTCTTCTATGTTAAAGGTTTATCCGCTATGGGCTATTCTTCTCTTAGTGTAATTGAGCGGGCAGCATTAGCACTAGGCACAAATTTGGTGACAGAAAAGTTTGGTGCTCGCTTCTTCAAACAGGGCACGTCAATAAACACTTACCTATCATTTCCCAACAAACTAACAGCCCCTCAGCGGGTCGAACTTAAAGCGGCTCTGGCTAACTTTAAGGGGTGGGAAAACTCTCATGGCTTGCCATATTTTGATGGTGGTGCGGAGCTTAAAAGTATGGGCATCCCGCCAGCCGACGCTCAGTGGCTTGGAGCACAAGCATTTAACGACCTGAAAATCTATCGTTTGTTTCACATGCCACCCCATAAAATGGGCGACACCAGCCGATCTACATTTTCCAATATCTCCGAGGAAAATATTGACTATGTAAATAGAACTTTGCTTAGGTGGATTATCAAAATTGAAAATGAAGCAAATGCGAAATTATTTTCAGAAGCAGAAAAGAAAGCAGGTTTTTACACTAAATTGAAAGTTGATGCTTTGCAGCGTGGCAAGCAATCAGAGCGCTATGCTAATTACGCTATGGGATTGCAGAATGGCTTTTTGACCATAAATAAAGTCCTGGAGTTAGAAGATCAAAATACGATTGGCGTAGCTGGAGATCAGCACTTCACTCCGCTCAATTTAGCACCAGCACAAGACCGAATAGAAGATAAGCCAAAAGAAAAAGCACCAGAGGAAAATAGAGCCTTTGATTTATTGCTTCAGGATGCAGCACGGAGGATTTTAACCAAAGAGGCGAACGCACTAATCAGAGCTAAGAAAAAATACACTGATGACTTGGATGCTTATACAAATTGGCAAGGCAGTTTCTACGCACAACACGAACAATTTATTAGAACAATTTATACACCAATCGTGGTGGCAATGGATAAACCAGATGCATTAAACGCACTGGTGGAAAACCACCTAAGCAATTCTGAACGGCTTTTAGAGTCGGTCGAGTCGGTCGAGCGGTGGATAGAAACCAGAGCAGACGAACCGATAACCGTAATGAGGAATTATGAAAAAAGAAATTGAAATTAGAAACCTTCCGCAAGATATTGCCAAAGTGCAATTACGCCAGGAAGAAGACGGAGCACACCATATCAGTGGTTACGCTGGCGTATACGACCAGCTAAGCCACGATCTTGGGGGCTTTCAAGAACGCTTTGCGGCTGGTGCTTTTGATGAATGGATTGAAAAAAATGAAGTTTGGTGTCTTCATCAACATAATCCTACCTTGCCCCTTGGGCGGCTATTGGCTGGAACGATAGAATTAAACTCTGATGATTATGGTTTAGCCACAGATTGCACGCTAGCAAATACTACTATAGCCAGAGACCTTATTGCAGACGTGGAACACGGCAACCTAACAGGTATGAGCGTGGGATTTATTCCAGTAGATTTTTCGTGGATTAAAGAAGAGGATCAAGTTATACACGAAGTGAGAACAGCAGAGTTAAACCATTATAGCCCTTGCCGAATTGCTGCTTACGCTGGAACGACCATAAGTGCAAGGTCTCTAGAAAGCCTAGAAGAAATAAACAAACCAAAGGTTAGTGTATTTATGCCAAGTGTAGAAACATTGGAAAAATGGCAATGGCTCAAAAAGAACGGATAGTTCTAACAACTCATTTGTGTCCTGGTGATCTCTTGTGCTTGGAGCAAGCGGTTAGCAGCTTGCACGACTGCTACCCCGAAAAGTATTACACCCTAATAGATTGCTTCTTTCCCGATTTGTTTTTAGATCACCCGCTCTTAAAGCCTGGCAATATAGGGCAGCCGTTAGAAATAACTAGTGCCAGAGGAAGAGCCCAGCCGTTAGCGGAAGTTTTTCTTGAGCAACTAGAAGAAAAACTTGGAAAACCGATAACACTAACCAGATCAAAACCCCAAGTTTACCTAAGAAACGGCATAAAAAGCCCTCTAATCGGCATCAAAAAGGGCTCTTACGTGGTGTTTAATGCAGGATTTAAGGACGATTACCCTGTTAAATGGTGGCCGTTTTATCACAAGGTGGTTGAATTACTACACTTCCCCATGGTTCAAACTGGGCTCAGAGCACACCAACACCCCAGAATAGAGCAAGCGAGAAGCCTGATCGGGTTCACCAGCTTGAGGGAGCTAGGGTGCGTGGTGCGTGATGCTGCCGCTGTGCTCAGTGGACCGAGCTTGCTTACCCACTTAGCTCACGTATACGACACACCAGCAGTGGTGATCCTGGGCGGCTCTGAGCCACCAGAATGCTATCCCTGGGCACATTGTTTCAGCACCATAGGGCGGCTGGAGTGTTGCAAAAATGGTCCCTGCTGGAAGGCTAGGCTAGAAAAAGGAAAAGACGACAGCCCCAAATTAAACTGTGCGATTTGCGAATACCCCAGCGTTGGTGGTTATGCCGCTTGTCAAACATATATTACACCAGAAGAAATTGTGGAGAAACTTGACGAACTAATAACTAAATAATACGAGTTTAGATTTTTAAGGCAAATCTATACTTGAAACCCGCCTAAGACTTTTGTTGTGTAGACAAAAGTTTGGCGGGTTTTTTTTTGCGCATAAGCATAACTAAATTAGCGAAAACAAAAACGGAAAACCACTAGGAGCCGTAGCTGACCAGTTTGCCATATTGTTTCGCCCGACCTTTTACACACCAATAGGAGCAATATATGGCTTGGTATAATATCAAAGAATTAGACGAAAAAAGAGCAAAAGCAGTCGAGGACGCTGGAGCTATTCTTAAAAGAGCAAATGAAGAAAAGCGGGAATTGACCACCGAAGAAAATACGGAGTGGGATGCTTACCACGCCGAAGCTGATAAGTGCAAAGAATGTGCTCTGATGGTTTCACGCCAAGACGAGGCTGATAAAGGTTTGGTTGACGCTATCGGCAAGGAAAGCAAGCCCGAAACCCCAGAAACACGTTCCGAAAAAGACACTGAAAAAGCGTTCAAACGTTGGATGCAATTTGGCGAAAAAGGAATTACACCAGAAGAAAGATCACTGGTCCAGAATAATAGTGTTCAGCTTAGAACCGTCAGCGGTTTAGGCGATAGCTCTTATGGCGGGGAATTTATTCCAACTGGTATAAGTGGCAGATTTGTCGAGTCTCTTAAATGGTTTGGAGGTCTTCGCCCCATAGCCAATGTATTCACTACCGCTGGCGGCGAGTCGATGACGATCCCGACCACGGATGACACTGGTTGCACTGGTGAATTAGTTGGGCTAAATACCGACGTTACAGACGATCATACTTATGATGTTGCGACAAACTCAGCAACACTTGCCACCTATAAGTTTAGTTCTATGGTGCAAAGGGTGCCAGTTGAATTACTGCAAGATAGTGCTTTTGATGTAGCTGCTTGGTTAAACAAAGCCCTTGTAACTCGGCTGGGTCGTATTTCAAACGCTTACGAGACCACTGGAACTGGCTCAAGCCAACCAGGGGGCGTAGCCTATCAGGCTTCCAGTGGAAAAACCTTTGCCAGCACTACGGCGATCACTGCTTTAGAGATTTACGATTTGATCCACGAAGTAGATAAGGCTTACAGAGAAAGCCCCAGCACTGCTTTAATGCAACATGATTCAACATTGAAAGCTATGAAAAAATTAGTCGATGAAAACGGCGCCTACATTTGGAGAAGAGGTTCAATCGCAGATAAAGCCCCTGATACTTTCGACGGATATCCCGTTGTAACCAATTGCGACATGGCGGAACTTGGGGCTGGAAATACGGCTATGCTTTTCGGAGACTTTAGTTATTTTTGGATTAGACTGGTCCAGGGTGTTCAAATGGTTCGCTTCGGTGAAAAATATATGAACACACTACAAATTGGCTTCCTTGCTTGGGTCCGATCCGGAAGTGTTTTAACGAACACCTCTGCCGTTAAGAAAGGCGCATCAGCCGCTAGCTGATAAGTAAAAACACCATTGTAGAAAAGTGTTTCATTTAACCCGCTTGGTTGAAAGCCAAGCGGGTTTTTTTCGTTAGACACACTAAATAACAATATGAAGTATATCAAAGTAATGCAATGCATGGTGGGTCCGCAGCTATTCTATAAAGCGGGAACAAGAGTTCCAGCTAACAAGTTTAGTAAAAGCGAATTGGTGCGTTTATTGGATGCTGGCATAATTGCACCAGTAGTCGAAGAACGCAAAGTTCTAACCACCGAATTAAAACCAAAAGTAAAAAGAGGAAGGCCAAAAAATGCGGTATAGTGTAACCAGTTGGGATACAGTTTTAACTTTAGTAGAAGCCAAAGCCCACTTGAAAGTAGATTTTAACGATGACGATACGCAAATAACTAACTGCCTTAAAAGTGCGATTGACGAGGCGGAAGCACTAACAGATCGGGCTTATGCTACGGCTACCTATAAATTAGCACTTAGTGGGTTTCCCTCTGATGGTGTAATTGAGTTAAGACCTGCCCCTCTGGTCAGCGTTACAAGTGTAATCTATCAGGATAGTGTGAATGCAGAGCAGACATTAGCCGCTACAAATTACATAGTAGACACCATTAGCGTAATCCCCAAGCTCAGCCTTGCGGCAGATAGCACTTGGCCAAGCACTTATGTTCACCCAAATGCTGTAGTAATAACGTGGGTAGCTGGCGGCAGTGTTCCAGAGCGTGCAAAGCAACTGGTGCGTTTCCTTTTAACAAAAAATTACGATAAGAGGGAAGGTTCTGATGCCAATTTAGAGCGTGCGATAAACGATTGTTCGGAATCTCTTCGGGCGATGGGGGTATAAATGGACGGGTTCTCAAAAATGAGAGAGAGAATAGAAGTGCTAGTTCCAGTTGACGGAGCGGCAAATGATTTTAATGAGACTTCGGTCACTTACACTGGTCCCACTAATTACACCACTTGGGCACGAGTGGAGCGGATGGAAAATAAAGAGACTTCGGAAAACGAAACGCTAAAAGCAAACGCTACTTATAAAATCACAATTCGGTATAGGTCAGATTTTTCAACTGAAAACAAAATTACTTGGCGGAGCCAGACGCTAGCGATAAGCAGTTTTCTATCTGATGAAAGGCGAACGACATTGGAGATAATAGCACATGATTGATTTTAAGATAGTAGGGGATCGCCAACTCAGAAAAAAGTTTATGAAACTACCTGGAAAAACTACAGACACAATTGCCAAAAAATCTATTGGTGCGGGCGCTATGCATATCTTAAAGCTAGCCAGAAAAAATCAGGATAGAAAACAGAGCGGAGCATTAAGAAAATCTCTAATCAAAAAAGTTACGCTCAATAAACACACTAAGGAAATTGTCGGGGTTATTGGACCTAAAAGTAAATTTGTAGTGGAGTATGAGGGCAAGAGGAGAAAACCAAGTCTCTATGCCCACCTTACACATTCAGGCTTCACCGATCCCGCTGGTGTTTTTCATCCTGGCAACCAATTCTTAAAGAGAGCGGGAAAAGAAGGCGAAGCATTTTTCTTTGATGTGATGCAAAAAAAGATGGCAAAAGAAATAGAAAAATCTTGGAGCAAACTTAAATGATAAAGATCGCACTGATAACACTTCTTAGCGGCAACACAACAGCAGGAACGAATATTCATATTGAGACTTATCCTAGTGGATTAAGACCTGCGGTGGTTCTAAAGACCGTGAGCACTCCGCACGAATATTCGAGCGATGGCGATCTGAATTGTTTTAATTCCGCTATAGAGATAGACGTTTTCGCCGATGATTATAATTCTGCCGCTACAATTGCGGGCGAAATAAATACGATAATCAGCGGCTATCGGGGCACGGTCGGGGATTATCGTATTGACGCAATTTTCATAGAGAGCCAGAGCGATTTATCTTCTAACGTAGCGGCTGGGGAAGAGGTTTCAATCTCTAGAATAAACATCTCGGCTCAGGTCCACTGGTCATAGTCCAGGTGGCTCAGGGCTTACGCTAAAGCCCCTCTGAGCGTTCAAGTGGCTCAGCAGTCCAGGCAGCCCCTCAGCGGCTCACCAACGCTCTGGCAATCAGCCCCACCAAAGCTAAGCCACCTGGAAAACCAGGCGGCTTTTTTTATCTCCAAAGGGCTAAATAGTTATAGCTCTTATAGGAGAAACCAAAAAAATGGCTACAGACGCATACAAAGGTTACGGATATACGATCCAACATGGCACCAGTGGGGGAACCCCAGATACACTAATTATTTACCCAAAGGATTGCGCTGGTCCAGAGATAATTGCAGATAGTGTAGAAGTTACGAACAGCGATAGCCCCAGTGGGTATAAAGAATATATCTCTGGGCTTAAAGACAACGGAGATGTTAGTTTTGATATTGTTTACGAAGCTGCTTCTTATGCGGCAGTAGTAGCAATTATCGGAACAACCAAAGCCTGGCTTTTAACTCTGCCCGATGCAAGTTACTTGGAGTTTGAGGGACACGTTAGCAAAATCGGTTTTACAATGCCGATCAATGATGTAATGGTAGTTCCACTTACAATAAAAGTAACTGGTGCGGTTAGTTTTACTGATGGCACTAGCTAAAAACAAAAATAACAAAGGAGAAATATGTTCAACAAAGAAGCTGTAAAAACACTAAAGCGGGAACCGCTGAAAGTCTGGGAGCAAGATTTATTTGTGCGGGAATATACCCAAGCCGAAAAAGAGGATTTTGTGGCTAGGGTAAACACAGCGGTTAAGGATGGCAAGGCAGAACCCGTAGGATTGCAGATAGATACTGTGATCGCTTGCACTCAAGAGGAAGATGGAAGCTCAGTATTTACCCCAGACGATAAAGTGCTTCTTAAAGCCGCTTCGGCGGAAGTAATCAGCCAAGTGTTTACAAAGGTTATTGAATTGAGCGGGCTGGACCCCACCAAAAAAAAAGAGTCTTAACTAGAGAAGAAAGGGCAGCGGGTAGAATGGCGATTGAATTAGGTTTTACTTCCATTAGGAAAATGAAAAATGAACTTGGGGCAACCGATTATGACTATTGGTGCGATTACTTTTCTTGTGAACCGACAGCTAAAGAAAGAATGGATATAAACTCCGCAATGATTGCTTGCACGGTTCAGAGGTCGCATGGAATTAAAGCTAGCATTGAACAATTTTTACCTAAGTATGAGGAAAGAGGTTTTGAGGAAGAAAACCTGGACGGCTTTGGTGATAAGATCTTTAGAGCTTTTGGTGCGTTTAAGCGAAACAAAAAGTGCAGAGAGTGCGGTAAACAATGCGGCATGGAAGTTAAGGTTTGTGATGAGTGCGGTTGTAAGTTTACAAGGTGGTAATGATGGCGGGAGTCGCTAATTTAGCAGTAATTCTAAAAGCCCAAACTGGTCAATTTACTGGTGCGTTTACGAAAGCGCAAAAACCCGTAGAGAAATTGACTAGTTCATTTGGCAAAATGAAAATGGCTCTGGCTGGTTTGGCACTTGGGGCGGTAGCACTCAGAGCAGCAAGTGCCATAAAATCGCAGGTAAGTGCCCAGCTCGAAGCTATTGACTCAGCGGGAAAGTTCGCAAGCAGTATGAAAATGGGGGTCGGTTCCCTGATCGCATGGGAGCACGCTGCTGGGCTTGCTGGTGCTTCCGCACAAGACTTGCGGGGCGGTATTGAAAAGCTGGTCAAAGCCCAAGGCAAGGCTTTGGACGGAGACTTAGCCCAGATCTCTGCTTTTAAGATGCTGGGAATTAGCCAAGAGCAGCTTGCGGCAATGAGCACGGAGGAAGTGTTCCTGGCTACTATAGAAGGGATCGGGAAAATGAAAAACGCCGCCGATCAAGGAAGGGCTGGGAGGGATACACTTGGCACGGGTTATGCGAAACTCTTGAACCTTGCCGCTGGTGGAAAAGCAGGATTAGAAGCCTCCGTTGAGGCTGCTAAAAAGTTAGGCATTTACATAACCGAAACCGATTATCAAACAGTGGCCAACGCAAATGACGCATGGGTGAGAATGAGTGCTGCTATAAGCGGAGTTTGGCAACGGCTAACGGTCCAATTAGCACCAGCTATTGAACAATTCGCCAATTACTTTACATCACACGCAAAAGAGATCGTCGGCAGTATTAAAGACTGGGTGATTTTTTTGGGTAAAGCAGCCGTCGGAATTTTTGCTGTAGTAGCTGCTACTAAAATCTTAGCGATCTTCCAAGGGGCTTTAACCTTAGCTACTACCGTTTACGGCATAGCAGTAAAAGCGGCTACCTTTGCGATGTGGGCTTTTTGTGCTCACCCTATTATAGCGATAGTGACCGCCATAGCTGGTGTGTTTGTGGCTGCTTACGCAGCAACACAGCTATTCGCAAAGGGAACAGACGACATGACCAAAGCCACAAAGGGGATGCTAGCCGCTGGGGATAAAGAACGAAGCAATCAGTTAGAGGGTATCAAGCGGCTAGAAGAACTGGGAGCTAAACAAAAAATGACTAACAAGGAAGTAACCGAAGCTAAGAGCCTGGTTTCTGCACTAGGAAGCATTTACGGCGATTTGGGCATAAGGATCAATGAAACTACAGGGACAATGGTGGGGCTAAATGCAGGCTTGAGCGAAGCTAAAAAACGGATGGCAGAGATAGCCGTTATGCAGATACAAGCACAAATTGCTATGCTCCAAGTAAGTTTTTCTGAACTAAATGATACCGCCAGAAGTTCTAAATGGTGGGATATTTCAGATTGGACGGGAAAATATAGTGAGAACGCACAAAAGAGAATGGAAGCGGTTTCTTTAGAGTCGGAAGCATTACGCCAAAGGGCAGAGCTAATCAAAAAAGGTTCGCAAGCCGCTTTGACTAGTGGAACAAAGGGCGGTAAAGGTTTTACACCAAGTGCGATCCAGACTAAAGAAAGCACAGCCATTGCTGATGCTATGGCGAAGATCAATAAGCAATTTTCAGACTTCGGAAAAACCGATATCCAAAAACAAATAGATCAGTTAAAAGCACTTGGGGCAACTGATAAAGATATTTGGAAAGCCACAGCAGCATTGACCGATTTAAGCAACAAGAAAAAACAACAAAAAGTAAAAGACACTTTGGATAGTTGGTTCAAAGCAGCCGCTCAATTTGGTATGAGCGATCAGCAAAAGAAACTTGCCGACTTGAAAGCTAGTGGTGCTGGTATGTTTGATATGATCCAGGGGCAAGAAGCCTTGGCGTTACAAGACAAACAACAAAAGCAACAAGAGCAGCAAGAAAAACAACATGAGAAACAAGAGCAACATTTAGAAAAAACCAAAAACTTATTTGCGGGCTTAGAAACACCAGCCCAGAAATATCTAAAACGGGTAAAAGAGCTTGACGCATTAGGCGAAAAAAATGCAGGGCTTTTACCGTGGGTAGAGCAAGCGAAAAAGAAAGCCGCCGCAGACGCAGATTTGCAGGCTTCTCAGGCTTCTCAGGGTGAGAGCGCAGACCCTAAGCTGATGAGAGCGGGGTCAGCAGCCGCACAGCGTTTTGTTTTCAATCAAGGCAAAAGCACTACCTCAATTTCTAAACAACAATTGAGCGTAGCGGAGCAGCAATTGCGGAAGCAGGAAGAAATGGTGCGTTTGCTGGAACCCGAAGAGCTTACTTTTTAACGCTCAAGACTCTAAATAAGAGTATGAGCATAACGATCAAAGAACAATATCAGGGATCAAGCGGCGATTGGACTAAAGACGACGCTAAGGAAATACGCCAATTCTTAGTTTTAAGCACTACTAAAATCCGAAGCTATGATGCATTAGCAGCCGTTGTAGCTACAGGGGTAAACGCAGGAACAGCCCACCCAAGTAATTCTCTTATTATATGTAAACGCATTAGTGGGCGTAGTATTTCTTCTAGCTCTGACGATCTAAATTGGGTAGTAACCGCCGAGTATTCCAAGCGGGATCAATATGATAATCCGCTAAACAAGCCCGCTGATATCACCTGGGGTGGTAGCTTACAAGGCGAAGATATGTTTTCGGATGTAAATAGCAAGGTGGTAGCAAATAGTGCTGGCTCCCCTTTTGAGCAAAATATCTCTAGAGACGCTTCGCAATTTACTGCAAATGTAACCAGAAACGAAGCGTATTTTAACCCGTCTTGGATTTACCAATATTCAAACAAAGTGAATAGTAGTGTGTTTTCCCTGGATGGTGTTTCCATACCAACACGGTGGGCAAAAATGGGAGTGATTAGTTTATCAGCCTGGAAGGAAGAAAACGATACTAATTTTCGGGTTGCGTCTTATCCCATAACAATAGATCCACGGGGATGGCAACCATACAAAGCATTAGACGTGGGGACTCAGGAAATAGTAAGCGGCACACGCCAAGCAATTTTTGAGAAGAGTGGTGGAGAAACAAAAAAACCATGGCCACTTGATGGGAGCGGTGGTGCGAAAACAGACCCGACAGCCGATCCCGAAGAAATATCTTTCTATCCCTATTATGAAACATCATTTGGAGTTTTCAATTTTTCCTAATGCAAACAATAAACGATCAAACTTGGCAACGAATTAAAACGGCAGTGACCCAATGGGAAAACACCAAAGCTGGTCCTAGCAGTAAAAACCCCAGCAATTCTGGTGAGGTTATGTTCTGGGCTAAAATCGGTGCTTTTAATGATCCCTGGTATCCTTGGACAAAGGTTCTGCCTGATGGGGCGGGGGCTTGGACTAATACCAGCATATCGGGGAGTTATGCGATAGAGTCTAACGCAGTAGCAGACTTAGAAGAGGATACAATCGTGCGGCTTTATTGCGTGGGATACGATATTGCTGCTAATCTAATTTACAGTTTCCAGAAGGCTTGTTAGTGATTACAGA